GAAAATGTTCCTGCTTCAGGTTGAATGAAACGGCAGGAGAATTCCCTGCTAGCAAGTGCATAAGACGGCAGAGGGTAAGCAACAGCATCCCTCAAATCTTTATCACACTTGTAAGTAGTGTGGGGAGCAATAATAATTTTCTCAGTTACTACCTCTGGGAAACGGTACGTGATAGTGTTGGGTGTATATTCGTCAGATCCACCGAAACCAATAAAATCCCCTTGGTATACATTAACTGTATGAGGTAACCAATCAAGACAAGCGTGCAGAATAGTTGCAACTTCGCCCACGTGGTTTTGATCAATTTCTGCATGAGAATGGTTGATTTTGATTTTTACTTTGTTGAAGACACTTTTGGTCCCAACGAAAAACCTACCGTTCGCAGGGTTAGTACCCCAAACGATAGCGGGAGCGCCATCAATTTTTACGCTTAGGTTTGGGGTCTCATTGAGAGCAGCAAAAAACCCCGGATCACCAGTGAGGATGGTGTCTTCGGGGTGTTCGATGTGGAGGTTTTTGTTCATGACCCTATTATAGACACAGGAGGCAGCAAAAAGGGGTGACGATTGTGCCACCCCGTCAATTGGTTCAAGCGAGCAGGTAACCGGAATAGAATTCCTCAGTTTTCCAGCAGGACTGAGCGCCCAACTGCCCAACCCAGCGACGGACATACCATTTCCAATCCTGTTGGAAAACACCCTCCCCAGCATAGGCAAAGGCAGAGCACAGGGCATTCAGTCGCGATTTGGTGGTGACGGATTGCCAACCACCATCAAACAACTCTAGGGTGTCTTCCGTCACGGTGGCGATAAAGTTCCCGTGCAGAAAGACCTTGCTAGCGCCGGTCTCAGGGTCAAAGGTCACAGAGGTGTTACCACTGCACCAGTTGCGGTTGCTTTTGACGGCAGCGATCATCTGAGATTCGATCTTACGCATGGAGTCGTTTCGTTTGAACAGTGTCAATGTAGGGCATCAGGAGCGCAGTGCACAAAAATTGTGCCACTACGCTGACCGTCACTCTCCGAAGAAAGCGAAGTGAGCATCAACCACGAAATCGATCACCTCGTCTGTGGCGTTCACACCGAACTGCTCACAGAACCAGTCAACCGCCAGGTCAGCGGGTAGCATCGTGTCGAATAGGAAATCCTGCAAGTCCTGCAGGGTCTGGGGATTGGAGAGAATGGTTTTTGTTTTGTTCATGCTCCCATTATAAGCACGGACCCCGGCGCTTTGGTGGGCGCCTTGTGCCACCTGGTGAATTGGTCGGGCAGCCAACTCAGTTTGTGTTAGTCAGTGCTTCAATTTGCTGGTTCCGTTGTTCAATCATCTCCAACATGTTTGAGTCAAGTATACTGAGCATCAGATTTGCACCCAGCATAATGATCATAACCGTGAACGCAATTCGCATCAGTTTTCCTCCAAAAGTTCGGGGTAATACTCTTTAACTTCTTCCATCAATTCTGAATCGGAATAGTCATCATAAGTTGTAGAAAGTGCATCACATGCAAGGGAACATAACATTTCCATATCCATGCCATCAACAATGGCATCAATCATGTCACGTTGAAGTTCCTGACGGTTCATGTTCATTTAAGGATGATACGGTAGTCAATAGAATAGATGCAATGTGCTGCATCGTTTGTGATTTCTTCAATCAAATCATCTTCATCATCTGCCTCCCAAATTTCACCAATGTAATTCTCTGCAAGTTCCTCACTTGTAGGGCACTCAAGTGAAGGATCATAGATGTTGCAGTCAACATCAAAATCGACAGAAAGGATTTGGAATTGCATCAATAATCGGTGTTGCCGTTAATGTACTCTTGGACATCAAACTTTTCTTCTTCGATGTCATAAATCTCTCCGGGCATGTCGTTAATCTCTGCCCAAACATCTGTGTCGAAAGTGTCGAAATCCATGTGTTTTTTGAACTTGAGTAAACAATAACCCCTCACGCCGTCAAACGCAAGGGGTAGTGGACAGTTGATCAACCGGCATAGGCAAACTGATAACCAACGGCATTACGAATATTATTAGCGTTCTCCATGATTTCTTGGCGGTTGGTATAAACAACCTTGCAACCTTCGATGAAGTATTGACCAAGAACAATTGCGGTGATGGTAACACGAACCGCAACGATTGCGAAAGTTTCTAACATCATCGACAGAACGTTGAGTGTTTGAAACAGAGCGAGAATTGTGTTGTTCATTGTTAGAAAGTGTGTGGGGAAGTAAGTAACATTTTCGACCCACAAAACAACAATACCCCACCCGGAGACCGAATGGGGTGATTAGTGTGCACTTACGAAAGTGTCACACGTTAGTACTCAACTAGTTCTCGGATGTGGCAGTGTACAGTTTCATCACCTTCCAGACCCAGGATATCATTCCAATTGATATTCTCTAAGTCGAGGTCTTCATAGCACTCAACATCGAGGGTGATTTCTACCGTGCGTTTGTTGTACATGAGAACTGTGTGTGTACGTACATTGTATCATGCATAATGTCTATATGCAAGCTCGTTGTAATCATATGCGTCTCGTCCGTATTCCTCGTCGAGGTCATATGTATCTTGCATATTGTATGATGTATAATGCTCGCACATCTCGTCGAGATCCATGCCCATATCATTGCTTAATGTATAGTCGAGATCGTAGTCGTCGTAAAACATGATTAGCTCGTCGAGATCCTTATGTATATTGTACTATGAACTCGTCGAGATGTCAATATTATCTCGTCGAGATTTCATAAAGACTATTTATATAAACTCGTCGAGGTTTTGTAAAGTTTTGCGGCGCCGTGACTTGACAACTTGCGCTCCTTATGATACGCTCGCTAAACTCACAACGACACAGCACCTTTATGATGTTCTTAATGCGTATTCATAAGACATTATATTCTCAATCATTATCAGTATTTTTAGTTAATATTAATCCTTATTAGTATACTATTTGATATGAATTCGTATCATGAATTAAAAAACAGTTTTATATTTATATTCATATTAAAATGCTTTTTTTAATATATTTTAGTATCAACGACTACAGTTCTCTTCTATTTCTAATATATTCTAACTCATTCCAGTTCTCTGGATAACAACACACCAAACACCTTTCATTCCTATGCAATGTACAGTCCTTATAAGACTGTTCACTCTTCTTTCTAATCATAATCTCTATGGTAAGATACCTCTTCTTATCATCTATCCAATAGATCCATCCTTGCATATGTTTCCACTTAACATAATCATCTACCTTTGGTTGATATGCTTTAACAGACATTTCTTTCCATGTTTGATTTACCATTGGCGTGTAAGTTGTCTAACATCAGTAACACCATACAAAGACTTACACCTTTGCTCTGCATCTTGTCGTAGGTTTGATTCACATACAAACTCTACCTTAGTCAATCTATTGGATGATAATAGAATGTATGCGCTCCACTTAGTTTCGTTAGGCATATAGAAGTTGTTGTAATGGATTACGGTTTAATTGCATTGCTGAATATGGACTTGTTTCTGTTACTTTCTTTCCCGGGCTCTTTGCATTTATAGGCGCGTGAAACACTCGTTGATTGATATTATAGAACCCCCAGATAGACCTGGGAGGAGTATCAGTATATGTGAACTCTTGATGGTTAACTATCCATATAGCAAGGTACTTCTTATTATGTGGGGTTACCTCATATGAGTAATTAGATGGGGGTTCGTGTTGGAATTCCGGTGGGAGTTCGATCATCGGATTCTTTTAATACGCATACTACCAGGAGGCAGACCTAATACATTAAAATAATGCTTCCACTTCTGTTTGCAGTTCTCTTTAGTCAGGTTGGTTTCAATCACTTCCCATCCTGTAGTAGCAAGTTCTTGAATCTCAAATAACTGCTGATCTTCTGGGGTGTCGATGTTTACTTCAACCTTTACCTTAGGTGCACTATAGTTCTTATCAATACCATGTGCTTTGACTTCAAATGGTTTTTCACTCATTGTCTCTCTCCTGTTGTAATTGTCTTTCGAGTTCGAATTTAATCTGGACCAAATGCGAGTAAATATATTCCTTCCAATCATTATCCTTTGTTAATTGGGTGATATTATCAACCTGTTGTAGGGCTGCTAATAGACGGAATATACGCTTTTGTTTGGGGGTTTCAGTGTACTTGTCTCCGTGCATTACCAAATCCATTAGTGGGTCGATGTGGTTTGATGAGAGACTTAGTATGATTATTACCTTGCATCTCTTGGAGTGCAAAGTACAACTTATCATAGATGACTTGTACTGATCCATGTTTATGCATCAGCAATACTTCCTGTTCTTCATTGAGATAATTCAATGAAGATAAAAGAAGATCTAACTCTCCGTCCGTTAGATTTATATTAATACTCATGACAGTCTCCAGTCGATTTTCAGATATTCGGGATCATGATATTTAGATGAATCTTCAGTCATCAATACAAACTCATGATAGAAATACTCTGCACTGATACCACCCAAGTCCTCACATGTTTCCAGCACCTTATCAATATCATCAGGAGATTCTGCGAAGGTGGGATCAACAGAGCACAGGAAGTTGATGTCTTCGATGATTTGTTGTTCGGCACGGTTCATTTGAGTTGGTTGCGAAGTTGTTCGATTTGAATGTTGATGTCCTGGACTTCTTCCAAGAGTTTCAGTTTACGACGCGACAGATGTATCAAAGAATCTTCAATACTCTGTGCTCGTTCTTCCAGTGTGGGAGACCAGAAATCATCCCAATCCTCTCCGGTGATTACATCCTTCATACCAATACCTGCTCATTAGTGATATTGTAATCTGCAAAGCAGTCACACACTAACTGACAAAGTGCAGTCTCTTCAAAGTCAGACCAGTCCCACAACTCAGCAACAATACTGATTTGCTCCTGGATACTCTCACGCAGTTGCAGTGCTTCGTGGTCAGTCATCAATCAGTCTCCCTTTGTTTGTTGAACTTATTATAGCAGATCCGTCAAGTCGAATCTGCTCCTGATGGACAGTAGATCAACCGTCACACCATCCCATAACCTCACAACCTGGATCACTTAGCATCTCCTCAACGATACCATTCATGATGTAA